GGGATCTTCAACATTCTCAAAGCCATTCCTCAGGACGGTACCTTCGATCAGTTGGTGCCTGTCCAGCGTCTAATAGCATATGTACGCGCCTCGGGTGCTCCGGTGTTTTCTTATGATCTGTCAGCCGCGACGGATAGACTTCCTGTAGCGCTCCAGGTACAAGTCCTTCGATCCTTAGGTATCGAATGGGCTGTGAACTGGGCTGCGCTACTGGTTGCTCGACCGTGGTATCTTAAAGGAAAGGCCGTATTTTATTCCGTTGGTCAACCTATGGGGGCTCTGTCCTCATGGGCGATGTTAGCGATTTCACACCATATTTTGGTGCAAATTGCTGCCTCGCGATCTAACTACCAGGGTTGGTTCCCGCATTATGCCTTGCTAGGTGATGATATTATCATCGCTGATCGGGGTGTGGCTGGAAACTACCTTACGCTTATAGAATCTCTCGGGGTTCCGATCAATCTCTCAAAATCATTTGAGATAGAGACGGGAACCTGTGAGTTCGCTAAGCGTTGGATCTCTCCGGACCTTGGGGATATTTCCCCAATAAGTCCTGGATTGATCCTAGGTACAGTTCGTAATCCTCGGATGATTGCGACCCTACTTCGAGATTCTCTCGGTAGAGGTTACATCTTTCCCACACGCGTTTGGCGAGATCTGGTTCGGTTTCTCTCGATGTTCCGAAGCCGTAATTGGCTCCGGGCACAATTGAAACCGATCCTTTCGTCAGCTTTTGGACCAACAGGGGAGATGTGGAATACTGCCAGTGGGCCTTTCTTTAAGGCTGCCTGGATCAAGTTGTTCCACCCCCTGATGGCGAATAAGTTCGACTTTCTCCTAGAAACTCTGTTTCTGGGGATTGCCGAAGCACAGAAGGCTCCTCCCTCGGAAGAGGATCTGTTAAACCAATTGCGTTCCAATTTTTGGAAACGATCGGTCTTATTCGGGTCTGGCTTCTGGGGGCTGATCTCTTCGCCCTTGTTGATTATTTCACCTGCTTTCTGGGTCTATTACGACCTGGCTACCCGGGCTAAAGATGCCATTGCC